ATGGCACTTACAGATATACAAATCAAACGAGCAAAGCCCCAAGACAAGCCATACACATTGAACGACGGGCAAGGCCTGTCATTGCTTATCAATCCCGATGGCTCGAAGGGCTGGCGTTTCCGTTTCCGCTTTGCCGGAAAAGCGCGGTTAATGTCATTTGGTTGCTACGACCTTGTGAGCCTAGCTGAAGCACGTGAGAAACGCGATACAGCTCGGAAGCAGGTTGCAAACGGCATAGACCCAGTGGAAGAACGTAAAGCCCAAAAGCTGGCACAGCAACTCTCAACAGAGAACTCATTCGAAGCCATATGTCGAGAATGGCACACCAACAAAGCTGACCGCTGGACAGTGGCCTATCGCGAAGAAATCATTAAGACATTTGAACAAGATGTGTTCCCGTTCATAGGTAAACGTCCTATTAGTGAAATCAAACCGTTAGAACTGCTTGAAGTATTGCGACGAATAGAGAAGCGTGGAGCACTAGAGAAAACACGTAAGGTGCGTCAGAGGTGCGGTGAGGTTTATCGCTACGCAATCATAACTGGCCGTGCTGAATACAATCCTGCGCCTGATTTAGCCATCGCTCTGGCTGTTCCTAAGCAAAAACATCATCCATTTCTATCTGCCGAAGAATTGCCTCATTTTATTCGGGATCTCGAAGCGTATACCGGTAGCATCATCACCAAAAATGCTACGAAGATAGTCATGCTGACTGGTGTAAGAACGCAGGAGATGCGCTTTGCTACGTGGGAAGAAGTAGACCTCGAAAAAGGTATATGGGAGATACCAGCGGAACGTATGAAAATGCGTAGGCCACATATCGTTCCTTTATCTACTCAGGTAGTTGACCTATTTAAACAGCTCAAACCTATCACCGGCCATTATCCATACATTTTTATTGGCAGGAATAATCGTAGCAAACCAATATCGAAAGAAAGTGTGTCACAAGTGATTGAACTTCTTGGCTACAAAGGACGTGCTACAGGCCACGGATTTAGACATACTATGTCGACAATATTACATGAACAGGGATTTGATAGTAAATGGATTGAAATTCAATTGGCTCATGTTGATAAAAATACTATTAGAGGAACATATAATCATGCTCAATATTTAGAAAAAAGAAGTTATATGATGCAATGGTATAGTGATAACATTCTGAATAAAGATAACACATAGAATAATTAGAATTAATGTTATATACTGTATATAAAAGCAAATCGCAAGAGGTAAGAATGAAAAAGACAGTGCTCATAACCGATCTAGATAATACACTATTCGATTGGTTTAGTGTTTGGTATCATAGCTTTAATGCAATGCTAAATAAAGTTGTCGAAATTTCAGGATTTTCTAGAGATGATCTTATCGCACAGATAAAACCCATTCATCAAAGATATGGCACTGCCGAGTACTCTTTTATTTTAGAGAGCATTCCTTTGTTGCAAGAAAAATATGGCGACAGAGATTCTATTAATTCAGCGATGGATGATGCCATACACGCTTTCAGAAGTGAGAGAAAGAAATACCTTACCCTTTATCCTACAGTTATGGACACCTTAAACACACTAAAAAATAAAGGTTGTTATATTGTTGCATACACTGAATCTAAAGCTTATTACTCCAACTTTCGCTTAACTCGCTTAGGATTAGATGGGGTAATCAATGTCCTTTTCTCACCAGAAGATCATGAAATTCCTGATGGTGAGGAAAAACAAAGTAAATATGACTTAATTCTTACAAAGCAAGAGTATACACCAGTTGATGAAATCAAACCTAACCCACAACTTCTACTAGATATAATCAAATCAATCGGTGCAACTCCAGAAGAGTGTGTATATATCGGTGATAGTGAAATGAAAGATATTGAAATGGCCCAAAAAGCGAATGTTTCAGATGTTTTTGCCAGTTATGGAACCGGTCATTTTGAAGATAACAAGGAAGGATATGAATTACTCCGTGCTGTAACTCACTGGACTGATGCCGACGTAGAGCGGGAGAGAAAAATTAAAGAAAACTCATTTGGTGCAAAACCAACTTATGTAGCCCAACAATTTTCAGACATTTTATCTTTTTTTAATTTCACCACATTCAAAGGTAAATAAAATGAGTGATTTAGAATTAAAACGACATGAAGACGCTATGAAACTAGAGCAGCTAAAGTTAAAAGTTGATATTTGGAAAACGGTTATTGACGTCCAAAAACATTTTAATGACCTTGAGATGAAGGTCAGAAATTTTGGCATTCTAATATTATCAGCTTTTATTGGCGCCATTGGTGTAAGTTTTAATTCCGGCTCTGAATTTATAGCCTTTGGATATAATCACTCTGTTGCTGCCATTCTCGCTTTAGGTGCATCCGTTGTTTGGTTGCTGTTCTATTTTGTCGATGTATATTGGTACCACCCTTTGCTTCTTGGGGCTGTTAAAAAAGGACTAGCACTTGAACAAGAGATCGCATCTGACCTCCCAAATATAAACCTTACGGAAACAATAGGTAATAGCAGCCCAAAAAACATTTTGTGCTGGAAAAATATGCACAGTACTGGAAAAGCCAATTTATTCTATTTTGGGGTTTTAAGTGTTCTGCTAGCCATATGTATCGCGCTGTTAATCTTTAAGGCCCCACAAAAAACAAACCAACTAAACAAAATAAATATCGAAGCAACTTGCACCAGAAATAGCAATTACAATGGAGTTAACTGCATTATCGCATCGCCATCGAGTGACAATAAGTAGAAAATAATATTTCAACCACTAATGCTAAATAATATCCCTGTGCGCCTACTTCATGGGCGCATTTTTACGTCCTTACTCACCCTTGTGAATGCTCGTCACAACATATACAGCGATAACCACCCAACGCTGTTACATAACCAAAACAATACTACGAGGTATAGGCGTTAGATAATAAAAATAAATAATCCACTCAGCGCGCAGTGCTTTCCCCGCCTCGCCTGCCCGCTTGAGGGGTCGGTTTTAATGCAGGTGCATTTACAGGCTCAGACTGCGCCGTTACTGGCGCTGTGAGGCGGAAAAAGGGTGTATAAACGCATGCAAAACCATGCATCCTGGGGATGCATGGCTTAATTCAGGAAAAACAGCGGGTTTTTCTGGGATTTTCAGGCGGGGCGTTGCGCAGTCATTTCTGCGCACCGGCGCGCATAAATCCGGTGCTGAACGGGCGTATATTTTTGCTGATTATCCGCCCGCGAAGCCGCGTCGGGCCTGTGTCCGGCGGCGGTTAAAATGTCATTATCCTGCGCGCAGTAATTAATTTCTTTTTCGTCGCTCAGCCAGATATTCAGGGCTTCACGAAAATATCCGGCGGCACGGTCGAGGGCGCGGTGTCTGACCAGCTCCGGCTGGCCGTTCAGCGCCTTTAATTCCGGGGCCAGCACGGCGGCAAGCGTTGCGCCGTGCTGCTGCATAAACCCGTAAAGGCCATTCTGCATACTGACGCGTTGCAGGGCTTCATGCGAGCGGATATAGCGACCGGCCGCCTGGTTAATCTGCCATTTCTTCACGTCAATGATTTCGCGCAGCTCCCGGAGCCTGACCGGGCAGTTTTCACTGTCACCGGTCAGGTGCTGATACAGCGCCTGCTCTGCCTGTGCCAGTTCAGCTTTAAGCATAAGCCAGGCGGCTTTGTCTGTCTGACAGGCTTCAGAGGCCTGTTGTGTGGTTAATGTAGTCACGGTTGTTTTCCTGTCAGATTACTGCGTGGCGGATGGTCGCTGCGTTCTGGCCCTGCCGGACTCAGCTTTAATAAAATCATCCGCCTCACCCCCTTCTGATGGTGGGCGGATTATGCTGTCGATGGATTCCATCGAACGGAAACTTGCTGAACAGAGCAGATTGGTGCACTGGTAATAGCGGTGTTTCACACTTTCCGACAGATAGCGGCTTGTGCGGGCGTGCGCCGCCTGTTTGCAGAACGGGCAGTGGATCATGATTTACTCCTTCATCCCGTTACCGGCTTTTTTTGCGGCCAGTGACTGCGCGAGTTTCAGACGGCTGACCGGGCTGTCGTAGAGCTTCATATCCACGCCGGTCAGCGCCGGGCGGTGCATGCCGGTGACGGACAGCACCGGCTCCTGATCCATGTCAAACTGATACATGACCGTCCTTCTCATCAGGCTTTCCCCGAGTTCACGGGCAGCGGTGGCGTGTGCCGCCGTGTCTCCCCGCAACTCCAGCGAACGGACACGCAGCACAAAAGCACGTACCAGCGCCGGGTCGATGCCGGTCTGCGCACAGGCCCATTCCCCGTCTGCATAGGTAGTGAATGCCGTGTTGTGATTGGCCGTGTATTTATCGGCAGTGCCACATGCAGCGAGCATCGCGCGGGATTTATCGTCCTCCAGTTCAGCAATCAGGGCGGTGAACTCCTCTGCCAGCTCGCGGCTGGCGATACGCTGACTGTGTTCGGCTTTCATTTCCGGGGTAATGTTGCCGCGCAGGCTGCGAAACCGGCTGCGCCAGCTCTGCTCCGCCTCAGCGCTTTCATCCATTGCGGACTGCCGCTCCTGTTCACTGCGACGAATGGCCGCCTCGATGTCATACAGCTTTTTCATGGCAGCCATATGCGCGTCGCGGGCCCGGGTGAATGCATCCAGTGCAACGGCCACGCGCTGTTCATTTTCCTTCTGCTGGTTTTCGCTCATTGATTTCATGGCGGTGGCAATAATTTCTGCTGGCTTAATCATTTCAGGTTCTCCGTGTGTTCAACCTGAATGAATTCTGCCGTATGCCACACAACGGAACGATTCATTCCAGTTGTGGTAGGTCTGGCACAAAAGACAGGCAAACCCGGCTCGCCAGAAAGAGGTCGCAGGAAAACCTTACTTACCGTTTATTTTTTTACTTATAACTGTTCACTACTGTTCACCGGAAACAAAAGAATAAGTAATACAGTAAGTTAAAGGGTGAACAGTTGGAGGTGTGACTGTTCACCGTCTGTTCACCACTATTCACCCTGCCTGTTTTCGAATATCTATCCGTGAATAAAAATATTTAATGTTTATTCCTGTTAATAAATAGAAATTAAATGGCATAACGTATTTTACTTTCCTGCTTTCCTGACTCGTCACCACTATTCGACATTATTAAGTAATATTCGACACCCGGTTATTTATTGAGCGCATGTTGTGTCAGTGGCAGATGAATTTCACCTTGTTGCCAGAACCTAAAATATTCACAAAATAGGGAGCTACCCGAAGCCGGACGGACATGACCGGCACTGTATGGACTTGATGAGGTAGCCTGATGCACACTGTTTTTTCTTCCCCGTCTTCTGCCCCTGCCGCGCCACTTATGCCGGTCTCTGACAGCGTTCAGGAACGCTTTATTCGCCTGCCCGAAGTGATGCATCTGTGCGGGTTATCACGCTCCACCATTTACGACCTCATCAGCCGCGAGGCTTTCCCGAAGCAAATCTCGCTCGGGGGGAAAAACGTGGCGTGGGCACAGACGGAAATCACCGCATGGATGGCTGACCGTATCGCCGACCGTAACCGGGGATATGACGCATGATGATGGCCGCTCTGCAAAAAGCCCCTTTTTCTGGCTTGCTTATTTTTGCCATTCCCGGGTATAGTTTTCCCGCTGCCGCAAAATCGGCAGCCGGGCGTGAGAACCCGAGCAATCCGTCGGCGACAACAGACGCGCCATGCGTCTTTTTTTACGTCGCAAATAACGCCAGCGAGCGCCAAATTAAGGTGCGGTGTATAGCTATTCGTGCAGATTCGACTCCTCGTCCCCTGCTCGGATTCGTACACTGTACCCATATGTCAATGGTAGCTCAGGCGGGGCAGTCTTCGGGCTGGCCGGTATTCGATGGAGCCGGTATTCTCACCCCCGTCTGGGCTATCGCCATTGAGCGTGAGAACTCCGGCGATAGCAATAATCAGCTATCCATCGGAGGTTGCCTTATGGCTACGATCCTCACCCCGTCATACCCTCAGTTCGTCTTTGTCTTTGCGGCCGTTCGTCGCGCTGACCGTAAACCCCGTGTCTTTATGCTGCGCACCGTTGCCGGTGACGAGCGCTCTGCCCGCCGTGCCCTTGTCCGTGATTATGTCCTGTCGTTTGCCGGTCGCCTGCCGGTTGCGGAGGTGCGCCCGTGAAAGAGCTGACCCTGACCATCACCCACGCTGACCTTGTGAGCCTTGAGCATCTGCGTAACGTCGGCCAGTTCGTCGGCGAAATGTTGCAGTTACAGGACACCACCACCGGTCACGACACGGAACAGCATTTACAGCTCGCCTCGGTGATTCATCTTATGACCGCCCGCCTCGACGATGTGGTCGAACGCTGCAATCAGCGCTGGCTCACAGAGGAGGTACGCGTATGAAACAGCCCTTACCGCCCGTATTACGTGCCGCGCTTTATCGCCGTGCCGTGGCCTGTGCCTGGCTGACCCTGTGCGCGCGTCAGCACCGCTACCCGCACCTGACCCTTGAATCGCTGGAAAGCGCCATTGCCGCCGAGCTGGAGGGCTTCTACCTGCGTCAGCACGGCGAGGAAAAGGGCCGCCTGATTGCCTGTGCCCTGCTGGAAGATTTAATGGAAGCCGGGCCGCTGAAAGCCGCCCCGTCATTGTCCTTTCTCGGGCTGACCGTGATGGATGAATTATGCGCCCGCCACATCACCGCGCCGGTACTGCACTGAGGGAGAGAATAACAATGAAAATGAACGTAACGGAAACCGTGAAACAGGCCTGCGGCCACTGGCCGCGCATTCTCCCGGCGCTGGGCGTGAAGGTCATTAAAAACCGCCATCAGGCCTGCCCGGTGTGCGGCGGCTCTGACCGTTTCCGCTTTGACGATAAGGAGGGGCGCGGGACGTGGTTCTGTAACCAGTGCGGTGCGGGGGACGGCCTGAAACTGGTTGAGAAAGTGTTCGGTGTAAAACCGTCTGAGGCAGCCCAAAAGGTGAATGCCGTCACCGGCAACCTGTCGCCGGTTGCCCCGGAAATGATTGCGGCCGCAGAAGCGGAAACCGGTGCCGGGCGAAAGGCGGCGGGTACGCTTGCTGCAAAACTCATGGAGAAAACACGCACGACCACCGGTAACGCCTACCTGACCCGCAAGGGCTTTCCCGGTCATGAGTGTGTCATGCTGACAGCCACCCACAAAACCGGCGGCGTGACGTACTGCGCCGGTGATATGGTCGTGCCGCTGTACGACGAACGCGGGGCACTGGTTAATCTCCAGCTTATCAATGCAGACGGCATTAAACGCACCCTGAAGGGCGGTGCGGTGAAGGGATGCTGCCATACCCTCGAAGGGAAAAAACAGGCCGGAAAACGCCTGTGGATAGCCGAAGGTTATGCGACCGGCCTCACCGTGCATCACCTGACCGGCGAAACCGTGATGGTGGCGCTGTCGTCCGTGAACCTTCTTTCTCTGGCGAGCCTTGCCCGTCAGAAGTACCCGACCTGTCAGATTATCCTTGCGGCCGACCGTGACCTTAACGGCGAGGGCCAGACGAAAGCCACAGCGGCCGCAGATGCCTGTGACGGCACTGTCGCCCTGCCGCCGGTGTTTGGTGACTGGAATGATGCGTTTATGCAGCAGGGCGAGGATGCCACGCGCCGGGCGATTTATGATGCTATCCGCCCGGCGGCGCAGAGCCCGTTCGACACCATGAGCGAGGCCGAATTTACGGCCATGAGCACCAGTGAAAAAGCAATGCGGGTGCTTGAGCACTACGGTGAAGCGCTGGCCGTGGATGCGAACGGCCAGCTCCTGTCCCGGTATGAAAATGGCATCTGGAAGGTGATACCACCGTCAGAATTTGCCCGCGATGTGGCCAGGCTGTTTCAGCGTCTTCGCGCCCCGTTTTCATCGGGCAGGATTGCCTCCGTGGTGGAAACGCTGAAACTGATTATTCCGCAACAGGACACCCCGGCGCGGCGGCTGATTGGCTTTCGTAACGGCGTACTGGATACCGGCACAGGCATTTTCAGCCCGCACCACAAATCACACTGGATGCGCACCCTGTGCGATGTCGATTTTACGCCGCCGGTTGAAGGGGAAACGCTGGAAACCCACGCGCCGCATTTCTGGCGCTGGCTCAACCGTGCCGCCGGTGGCCGGGCTGACAAACGTGATGTGATACTCGCCGCGCTGTTTATGGTGCTGGCGAACCGCTACGACTGGCAGCTCTTTCTTGAAGTGACCGGGCCGGGCGGCAGCGGGAAAAGTATACTGGCAGAAATTGCGACCCTGCTCGCCGGGGAAGATAATGCCACGTCGGCCGATATCGACACGCTGGAAGACCCGCGCAAGCGTGCATCCCTGATTGGCTTCTCGCTTATCCGTCTGCCTGACCAGGAGAAATGGAGCGGTGACGGTGCCGGGCTTAAGGCCATTACAGGCGGCGATGCGGTCTCGGTTGACCCGAAATATCAGAACCCGTACTCGACGCATATTCCGGCAGTCATTCTGGCCGTGAATAACAATCCGATGCGCTTCACCGACCGCAGCGGCGGGGTGTCGCGTCGGCGGGTGATTATCCATTTCCCGGAACAGATTGCCCCGGAGGAGCGCGACCCGCAGCTTAAGGATAAAATTGCGCGCGAGCTGGCCGTTATCGTGCGCCAGCTTATGCAGCAGTTCAGCGACCCGATGAGCGCGCGTCGCCTGCTCCAGTCGCAGCAGAATTCCGGCGAGGCACTCAGCATCAAGCGTGACGCTGACCCGACATTTGATTTTTGCGGCTATCTGGAAATGCTCCCGCAGACCAACGGGATGTTTATGGGTAATGCCAGTATTATCCCGCGAAATTACCGTAAATATCTTTATCACGCCTATCTGGCCTATATGGAGGCTAACGGGTACAGGAACGTGCTCAGCCTGAAAATGTTCGGGCTGGGGCTGCCGATGATGCTGAAAGAGTACGGCCTGAATTATGAGAAGCGGCACACAAAGCAGGGGATACAAACCAACCTGTCGCTGAAAGAAGAAAGCTACGGCGACTGGCTGCCAAAGTGCGACGAACCCGCAGCGAACTAGCCTACTTAAGACCGGCAACAGCCGGTCTTTTTCTTTCTGACCATTGCCACAAGGTGAATAATCTACCATTCACCATTCACCATCAGCTCACCATTTAACCCCATGAAATTACCGAATAAAAATGGAAGGTGAACAGAGTGAACAGTAAAACCTAAAGAAACTTTTTACCCCCCTCGTTGCCTGACCCGGCGCAACTTACGCGAGCAAAAATTACAAAGGTGAAGAGTCGACTGTTCACTCTTCACCAACCCATCACCGATTAAGATATTGATTTAAAATGGAAAATTAGAGAGGTGAACAATGTGAACAGTTAAATGCAAAAAAACTTTTTTTGCGTATGATGTCGGTATGAGGCTTCACAAGAGAATTTGAATAATGGATAAGACTAGAGACTTTATTCTTGGAGGGCTTTGTCGCTATGGTTTGGCTGATTTGCCCGGCAGACCTTACGATTCTGCTTTTGAATTAATAGCCTCCCCACCAATCCGCAAACGCCTCATTGTGATGGGTTTTAATGGTTCGTCGGCAGATTCTCATATGACCAACAGCGAGTCTATTATTCAGGATCATTCAAAGCCTCTTGTCTCGAATGTCCATTTAGGGACGCAAGGGGAATGGGGAATTACTCACCTAGCTAAGCGACTACAACAGATACCCATCAGCCTTGGTTACAGATGGGAAGATGTGGTATTTACTAATGCTCTAATGATGTGTTCAACCAATGCCCCAGCACTCAAACAAGAGGCGAGTCGACACAAACTAACTGTCGAACAACTCGTAAAATACTCAACAAGATTTTTTGAGAATGTCACAATCCCTCTGTGTAAGCCTGAACTGATTGTCGCTTATAGCAACAGTCTACAATCCCTTTCAGCAGCAAATATTTTACTAAAACACTTCGGAGATCCAAGCACTCTCATCTATACGCAACAGAAGGGTTATTACACAACATTCGCTTTCTCAGCCGTACTAAATGATATGAAAATCCCTGTAATATGTGTCCGTCATATGTCTAGATTTAAACCTTCCGAAGAGTTAATTGAAACAGCTCTAGAGATGATGAAGAGACTTTAGCTTGATCAGTCAGATTGAACCATACACTTGAGACAATGTGTATAGAGATGTGTATAACGCAAACACAAATCAACGCAAAATCAATTAAAAAAACAATAGGTTAAATTATAAAAAGAACTCCTGTGATCTCCGCCAAACATCTTCTATTTCCAGTCGCGTATCCCTCCTTTTTCCAGGATATATTCCCGGTAAATAAACACATCACTGAAGATAAGTTTCAGCCAGGTTCTCTGTCATACTTAGCCACTACGACGTTTTTAGCCCGGATAAAGCGGAGGCGGCACATGGAAGATAAACATTTAACGCAACCCCCAGTGGGTGAGCTTCTTATGTTTACCAGTGGTGACGGAAAAGTGCGTATTGATTGCCGATTCGAAAGCGATACGCTGTGGCTCTCTCAGGCAATGATCTGCAAACTGTACGGCAAAGCCAAAGCAACAATCAGCGAGCATATTAAGAACATATTTGCAGAATATGAACTCGACGAGAATGCAGTTGTTCGGTTTTACCGAACAACTGCCAGTGATGGTAAAAATTATAGTGTTCAATACTTTAGCTTACCTTTAATTCTCGCCATTGGTTATCGCGTCCGCTCCACGCGGGGTACACAGTTCCGTCAGTGCGCAACCCAAACGCTTCAGGAATATTTGGTCAAAGGTTTTGTGATGGACGATGAGCGGCTGAAAAATCCGCCTGTGATGTTTTACAGGGTACGGGACAGATCAGCAAGAAGATGGCTGAGGATAAGGCTCAGGCGGAATATATTCGGTTTGCTGAGGAGCAACGGCGTTTAAAAGAGGCCGAAGGGGAAAAGATATTTTAAAGTAATTAGGTTGGGAAAGGTAAGCGGACATATTCTTCATATACAGAAATTGTCTGGGTGATTTATATATGATTAGAATTTTTAGGATTCGTTAGAGTCAGTATTTATCACGCCCAGCCTCATTAATTCCTTTCTTCCTAAGTTTTTAAACCAGTTTCCCAAACTCACCCCTTCCGCTTTTGCAGCCGCTTCAAACTGCGCTTTTAATTCAGGGGTAATCCGAATCTGAAAGGCTGGAGACTGTCCTTTTTTAGAGTGTTTTGCATCCCGCTTGACCATTGTTTGCCCTCTCCATTCAACATAGTATTTAAATATGGGTACACACTCATAGTTAAAAAATATTCCTTTTTCTTTAACGCTCCAGCCGGGTATTACCAGTACACGGCTGGAGCTAACCACCACCAACTTACAAGGAGTTGATCATGGCTAACACCCATTCTACCAAAGCCACCCGCAATACCAGAACAGACAAACCTCTTATTGTGGGATACAGACCGCAAGGCGGCGATACCAGCACGCCGCAAATTACCCTGTCGGGTAAATGGCTATGCGAAGCGGGTTTTGCACCCGGCCAACATTACACGGTGAAAATTAGCGAGGGCTGTCTGGTGCTTGTGGCGATGAATACGCAGGAGGAAGCGCTGCTTACTCAACTAGACTCCGCACGCCAAACCGTCGCGGAAATGAAGCGCGCATTAAACCAGATCGGGAATACATTTAAAGCCGCCTGA